CAGCCGCCGGGCGGCCGGTAGGCGTTGATGGCGTGTGGTATCTCCGGCGGCTCGGGCTCGGGGATCGCCGGGGCGGCCGCCTGGGCCGGTGGCGCCACCGGACGCGTCGGACGGATCGTCGGCGATCCAGACGTGTCGGGTCGTGATTCATGTCTGGACACGTCTGGGCGCTTCGCCGGCTTGCTGACCGGCCTGCCGCGGGCGAAGGTGAGATCGGGAATCGGAATCGCGGCGACGGCGGCGGCCATCGCCTCGACCCAGGCCAACACCTCGGGCGGCGGGTCCTCCACCAGCCAGCTCTGGCACGTCCTGGGCGTGCATCCCAGCGGATGCGCCAGCGACGCCGCCGACCGCCCCAGCACGGTCAGCGCGATGCTGAGACGGTGTGCCGGGGTCATGCCGTCAGTTGGTGGTCGATGTGCGCGACCATCCGCATGTGATGCGCCAGACGCGCCTCGATCTCGGAGCGGCTCGTTACCTGATACCAGTGTGTCGCGCCTTTGGGCGAAAAGTAAGCGTCCGGTAACGCCAGTACGGCGCGGAGATGCTCGACCTCCACCGCTTCTCGACGGCGCCAGTCAAGCATTTGGGCGTTGTTCATCGTCATGATGTTTTTTCCTTTGTCTTTTTGTGATTAATCATATGTTGGGAATAAAAACGGATCAAACTTCTTCCAGGTCAGCGATGCTGACCGGTGTCCGCGTGCCGTCCGTTCAGGCCAACCCAGGACGCCAGATCGTCAGGGTCGAACCTGAGCCACACCGTGACTGTCGCGGCCCCACGATATGGTCCCGCCCCCGGCTTCGATCGCCGCCAGCAGCGACGCGCCGGCCGGACGAATGGTCAGGTTGCTCTCGCGCGTCCATGAACCGAGTTCCTCGCTACTGTCGGCGTCGTCCGACAGCAGCGCGATCCCGGCCCATTCCATGGTTACCTTCATGTCTGCCCACGCCTCATCGGCGGTCACGCCGGCGCCGTGAATGGCGCCCTCGTTGTCGGTTACGATGTAACCGGCTGTTTTTACCGTGTTTGTCATCATGGTTTCCTTTGATCCGCCGCCGGTTCGTCCGGTTGGCGTGGGACGTATATTGCGCGATATGCGAAAATAAGCAAGCGGAAAATTCCGCGTGGCGAAAAGATTTATGCCGCGGTGCGGTGTGGCGCCGTTCGGCGATGGCGTTGACGGTCAGGGCCGGCGCCGGGAGCTCGACACACCCGCCCGGTCCGCTCTATGCTCGCCCCTTCCTTTGATGTAGCGAGATCGATTCAGGGGCGGTCGCGGGCATGCGATTCGCCCCTTTTCTTTTGGCGCGGAAATCCGCCATTCTCGCGACGTGAGTGATGCGATCCAAAATCCCGCCGTGAACCGTGGCCACCGGTGGAAACCGGGGGAGTCAGGAAATCCGACGGGAAAGCGCGGTCCTCATCGGTGGCAGCCGGGGGAGTCCGGCAATCCAAAGGGGAAGCTTAAATCAGCGGTGGATATCTCGGCACTGGCGCGTCAGCATGGGCCTGACTGCATCAATGTTTGCGTTGCGATGCTTACGCATAAAGAAGCAAGGTGGAGACTGGCGGCGGCCACCGCGCTGCTTGATCGGGGGTATGGTCGACCATCACAAGAGCATGCCGAGGTCATCGGCGCGCAATCGTTTACCTTCTTGCATCTCGTCGCCGCGCAGGCCTCGGGCGAACAACTACGCGCGGCGCTACGGCAAATGCGCGGTGGCACCATGCCCGCGCTTGAACATGACGAAGGCGCCGAGATTGACGGCGAACCGCCGGACGACATCATGTCGCCGGCATTGGAGTGATGAGCGTATGTCATGAGAACAAGAGGCGTCGGTGTCTCGTGGGTGCCACTGAAGTGAGCGGCAAAGCCGATGCAAAGGCCGCGAAGCCCGATGCAAAGCCCGCGAAGCCATTCGACTGGGGTGCCGCGATCGCCGCCGCGGACAATCCGTTCGTCGTCGCCATGTCGCGCTATAATCGGGCGCCAATCGCGTTCGTGCGCGAGGTGTTCCACGCTTCGCCGGACCCGTGGCAGACGCAGGTGCTGCGTGCTCTGGCGCGCGGTCACACGCGCATCGCCGTTCGCTCGGCCCACGGCGTCGGCAAGACCTGTCTGGCCGCGTGGGTGATGCTCTGGTTCGTTTGTACACGCGCGCCGTTCAAGTGCGTCGTGACGGCGCCCACGGCGCCACAATTGTTTGACGCGCTGTGGCCGGAACTGATGTCGTGGTTCAAGCGTCTGCCGGAACGATGGCGCGAGCTGTGGGTCGTTACGTCTGATCATATATCACTCAAATCGGACGCGGAAAGTTTCATATCGGCAAGAACGTCGCGACCGGAACAACCTGAGAGTCTTCAAGGCGTCCACGCGCCACATGTTTTGCTTGTTTGTGATGAGGCCTCGGGGATTCCTGAGCAGGTTTACGAAGCCGCCGTCGGTTCGATGTCGGGCGCGGGCGCGATCACGCTTCTGATCGGCAATCCGACGCGCGCGACGGGCATGTTCTGGCGCGTGATGAACATGGAACGAGATCGGTGGTTTTGTTTAAAAGTATCCGGCCTGGACGGTCCGCGCGTTGATCCGTTGTTCATCGAGGAAATAGCGGAACGATACGGACGCGACAGCAATGCGTTTCGCGTGCGGTGCCTGGGCGAGTGGCCGACGGCGGATGACAACACGCTGATCGGCGCCGATCTGGTGGACAGCGCGATGTTGCGCGACATCGAGCCGGACATGACGGCGGCCGAGATCTGGGGCGTCGACGTGGCGCGGTTCGGCGATGACAGCAGCACGTTGGTCAAGCGCCGCGGGCGGGTGGTTACCGAGATGCCGCGGTCCTGGCGGCAGGTCGACACGATGCAGCTTGCCGGCGCGATCAAGGCCGAGTGGGACTTGTCTGTGCGCTCGCGGCCAGCGTTGATTTGCGTCGATGTCGTGGGTATCGGCGCGGGGGTGGTTGACCGGCTGCACGAACAGAATTTGCCGGTGCTTGGCGTCAATGTGGGCGAGACGCCGTCAACGGTGGGGCGCTATGCCCGGCTGCGGGATGAGTTGTGGGTGCGGTGCAAGGAATGGTTGGAGGGCCGGAATGTCCGGTTGCCGAAGCATGATCGGTTGCGGCAGGATCTTACGGGACCGAAATATATGTTTCTATCGGACGGGCGTTTGCAGATCGAGCAAAAGACGCTGATGCGGGCGAGGGGTTTGCCCAGTCCTGATTTCGCCGACGCGCTCAATTTGACATTTGTCGAGGCGGGTTTGGGCGTCGCGTCGGGGATGACCTCGGGGTTGCACGATGCGATGCCGGTGAGGATGGCCATACCGGGGATGGAATGATGCCGGGACTGTTGGGCGGCGATGATGACGAGGATCAGTGGCGGGCGCCGCTGCGTCCGGTTCAGACGCCGGGGGATGGCGGTTCGCTGATCGTGCCGGGTCAGGACCAGTACAGCGCGCCGGGCGCGGGGTTGGCTGATCTTTACCGGGGCGTCATGGCGAATGTCGCCCAGCAACAGCAGCGGGCGCTGGACGAGGGTTTATGGACGGGCGGGCAGGCGTGGGAGGGTGGTCATCCAACGGCGAGGGGCGTGGCCGAGGCGGGCCGAGAGATGGCCGGCAATCTGGTCGGCGACATCAAGGCGTATCATGGTTCGCCGTATGATTTCCCCGCGTTCGACATGAGCAAGATCGGCACGGGTGAGGGCGCGCAGGCGTATGGGCATGGACTGTATTTCGCGGGGAACGAGGATGTGGCCAATACTTATAAAATGTCGCCGGCGCAGAAGACATTTGGTGGTCCGTCCGCGACGTGGGTGAGTAAGGCCGGGGGTGATTGGAATAAAGCCCTTCAGATGTTCGATGATTTCACGCAAACGGTGAATGACGGAGCGCCGTTGACGGCTGCCCAGACTGATGTCCGCGATACTTTGCTCAGAGGAACACAACCGGGCCACATGTATGAGGTCAACCTCGGTGTGGAACCGGAACACTTGCTGGACTGGGACAAGCCGCTAAGTGAGCAGTCGCCGATCGTCCAACAGAAGATCGCCAACCTTTCCGCGCGTGGTATCGCGCCGCGTAATCCCGATCCGATGGCGACCGGTGGCGAGATCTATCAGGAACTCATGCACAAGGCCGGCTCGAGCGCGAATGTCGCCGCGCACCTGAGAGAGCCGGTGCCGGGGACGAATGTCGGCGTGCCCGGCATCCAATACTTTGACGCCGGCAGCCGCGCGGCGGGCGAGGGATCGCGCAACTATGTCATGTTTTCAGATGATGCCATTCAGATTTTGCGGAAATATGGGCTTGCCGGCCTGATGGGCGGCGGCGGCGCCGCTGGCTTGCTGGGCAATGCCGGGGAGGAACAGCAATGAGCGGCATTCAGAGCGGCGCCCAGGCCCCGCTGCCCCCCGGGCCATTGCGGCCCGGGTTGCCGGAAGGCGGTCTGCCCGAGGCTGGCGGGCTTTTACGTCCCGGTGGCGGCCCAGGCATGGGCATGATGCCACCACTGGGTGGCATGGGCCAGATGGGTGGCGGGATGCCGCCGCCGATGCCCCAGATGGCGACGATTCCCGGCACGCCGCCGCAGCTGCATCACGTGTTCGCCAACCTCATTAAGGGGCCGTCGGATTACGACATTCCCGATGATGTCGACGAGTCGATTCCGCCGCAGATGAAGCCGTTCGCCGCCGGGTTGCGGCCGGCGTTCCAGCCGCCGGGCGTGGCGTGGCAGCAGGAATACATCTACGAAGTTCTTGGTAAGACTGACGCGGAGATCGCGACGACGGCGCGGTATTTCTTGCAAATAGCGCAGCAATACAACGACACTCTTAGTAGTGACCGAGTATTGGCGTCGCGTTACTATAGCGGGGCGCCGTTCGGCGACGAGGTGGCGGGGCGGTCGCAACTGGTCATGACGGTGGTGCGCGACACGGTGCGCTCGGTGTTGCCTTCCATGTTGCGGGTGTTCACCGGGGTCGAGGATCCGGTGTTGTTCGAGCCGATCAGCAATGAGATCGCGGGCGATGACCGGATGGCGACGGTGTTGAGCCGGCAGGCGACGGATTATTGCCGGTGGGCGTTGATGGTCGCCAATGACGGCTGGCAGGTGTTGCACGACGCGCTGCTCGATGCGCTGGTCCGCAAGGCCGGTTGGGTCAGATGGCACTGGGGCGAACGGAACGCGGTGCGGACCGAGGTGTGTGAGAACCTGTTGATGCCGCAGTTGCAGATGCTGCTGGCGCAGCCGGGCGCCAAGGCGCAACGGCTGGTGCGTCGGCCGATGTCGCCGACGGATATCCAGTTGCTTCAGAAGATTCCCGAGGCGGCGATGTATCTGAGCCAGGGCGGCGTGGCGGAATACTGGTCGGCGACGATCACGCGGCAGACGAGCCAGTCCTGGCCGATCATCCGGTCGGTGCCGTCCGAGAGCGTCTGGATCGTCGCCGACGCCGCGACGGTGGCCGACGCGCGGGCGGTGTTCCAGGTGCGCGATGTCACGGCGGGTGATCTGATCGAGATGGGCCTGCCGGCGGATCAGGTGTTGCGGCACGCGTCATCTTCGTCGCAGGACACGCGACTTCGAACGGAGCGCACGGCCAGAGATTACGCCAGCGGTTCGAACACGCAGGGCGCGCCGCCGAATGATCGTTCCATGTCCATTGTTCGTTACGCCGAGGGGTGGATCAGGTGTGATGCCGACAATGATCACCGGGCGGAATTATTACACGTTCACATGCTGGGGAATGGTGGTGATCTGATCCAGTGGGATCGTTGTGACGAGATACCGCTGGCGTGTTTCACGCCGTTCCGCGAGCCGGGGCGGGTCATCGGGCTGTCGTTGGCCGACATGGTGATGGACCTTCAGAGGACCGAAAGTCGCGTGATGCGCGCGACGTTGGATGGTCTGGCGCAATCGATGTTTCCGCGCACGGTCGTGACGCTCGGGCAGGTTAACATGGCCGACGTGCGGCAGACGGCGATCGGCAGCATCATCCGCGCCTCGCAGGCTGGCGCGGTGACCGAGTTGGTCAAGCCGTTCAGCGGTCAGGACGCGTTGCCAGTGCTCGAGGTGTTGGAATCGGTGCGGCAGTCGCGCACCGGGATCACGCGGGCGAGCCAGGGGCTGACGATCAACGAATTGCAGTCCACCGCGCCGATCGCGGTGGAGCAGCAGACATCGGCGGCGCAGGATCGGTTGGACATGATGGCGCGGACATTGGCCGAGACGGGACTGGCGCCGCTCTATTCCGGGTTGTTGAAGATGATGGCGCGGCAGCAGGATCGGCCGAATGTGATTCGCTTGCGTGGCGAGTGGATGACGGTGGATCCGCGCGCGCTGGCGACACAGTGGCAGGCCAGTGTGAATGTCGGCGGCAAGGGCATGCCGGCGGAACGGCTGGCGATGCTGGCGCAGATCGCCGGTAAGCAGGAGATGCTGGTGCAGCAAGGCGGTCTGAACAATCCCCTTGTCGGCTTGCCGGAATATCGCAACACGCTCGCGAGGATGTTGGAGACAGCGAGCATCGGCGATGTCAGTAGCTACTTCAAGCCGCTCGATCCGGGGTGGAAGCCGCCGGCCGATCCGCAACCGCCGCCTGATCCGAGCCTGATCCTGGCCCAGGTGCAGCAGGTGAAGACGAGTGCCGATCTGGAGAACACGCGGGCCGAGGCGCAGACCAAGCGGGCGATGGCGGTCAATGATGATGATCGGGAGCGGTCGCAGGCGGCGTTGAACGCGTGGGTGCAGGCGTGGAATATCGCCGCGCAGCACGGGACGCCGATGCCGTCGTTGCAGGAGTTCCAGGCGGCGATGAAGACCCACATTCCGCCTGTTGGGTTGTTACCCGGTCCTGGCGCGGCGCCGCCACCGACGTCTCCCGCGCCGCCGGCGACATCGGCGCCACAACAACCGCCGCAGCCCCCATCGCCACCTGGGGGGCGCCCGCCTGGGATGGTTGGTCCCCCGGCCATGCCCAGGCCCCCGCCGCCGATCTCCCCGTCCCCCATGGCGCCGACGGCGCCGGGCGGCGGCGGGGGGGATGTGGCGGCCCGGATGGCGGCGATGCAGGGGCTACAGGGTCGGGGACTGCCGACGGCGTATGGTCAGATCGCCAACCGGGCGGCGTTGTCGTCGTTGTTTGGCCCTGGCGGCCCGCGCATGCCGCCGCCTGGTGGTGGCGGCAGTTACCTTGAGCCGGCCGGGCGTCCCGGAGGGCCTGGAGGGGGTGGCGCGTGAGCGATATCGCGACGCAGAGCTACATCCTGGGGCTGAGTGATGCCGAGGTGAACGCGCTCAACATCGAGGCGGGCGAGGCACATCGTTTGCTGAATGACCCGTCGCTCTGGGCGGTGCTGCGGCAGATCGAGAACGCGGCGGTGTTCGCCGCGCTGAACGACGACGATGCCAGGACGCGCGAGACGCGGCGGCACGAGGCCGCGGCGATGCAGCGTATCCGGCAAAATCTGCATGATCGCGTGCAGACGGCGGCGATGGTCGCGCACGTGCGCGCGAGTGGAAAGCAATTCGAATGAGTGAAAGCACATCCGTTCCATCGTCAGGCGCGCCCGCCAGCGCACCGGCCGAGGCGGCGTCGGCACCGCCCGCCGCCGGGCCTGGCCCTGGGATCACGATTTCCGATGCCGCGCGGATGCTGGCGCAGCAGCGTCGGCAGCCGCAGGCACAAGCTGGCGCGCAACCCGCGCAAACACCCGCGCAACCCGCGCGGACTGGTGCGCCGCCGACCGCGCCGGTTAGCGCGCCAACCGCTCCGACTGACGCCGCGGCGAGCATTCGGGAAGCTCTCGGTCTCGGCGCGCCGCCTGTTGAGGCGCCATCATCGGCGCCCGTGCCGCCGGCCGGCATGCCAGGGATGGAAATCGGCGGCCGGTATTACGACGCCGAGGCGATCCGGCGCGGGTTCATGATGAATGCTGACTATACGACGAAAACGCAGGAGCTGGCCGCGCAGCGCCGCGCCGTCGAGCAGCAGCAGCAGGCTTTGGCCACGGTGCTGCCTTACATCCAGCCGGAGATCGAGGCGGTCAGGCAACGCCTGGAGGGTATCGCGAAGCCAGACGCGGCGCTGATCGAGACGAACCCGCAGGAATTTTTACGACAGCGCGATCGGTGGGAAGCGAGTCAGTTGGAGCAGCAGCGGCTCGCCGGCCTGACGCAGATGCAGACCGAGGCGTCGCAACGTGTTTTCCAGCAGCAGGTCGAGGCGGGGCATCAGGCGCTCGTCGCGGAGTTCCCGGAATGGGCGAATGAAGCCACGCGGACGGCGTGGCAGACGCGTCTGGCTGAGTGGGGCGAGGGCAACGGCTACACGCGCGCCGAGATGCGGCAACTGGCCGATCCGCGTCAGGTCAAGTTGATGATGAAGGCGATGGTTTTGGATTCCATGCAGGCCGGGACGTTGACCCGTTCGCCGGCCGCGCCGACATCATTCGCCCCGCGTGGGGCGCCGCCGCCCGCCGCCCCGGCCGCCGCCGTGCAGCGTGCCTCGGATGCGTTCGACGCGCGGCCGGACTGGCGTACGGGCGCGGCGCTGCTGGCGGCGCGTCGTCAGGTCCGGTGACGCGCGTCGTGTGATGCGTAACCGTCAGCGTTGGTTGGTTGCCTGGGATTATCCGATCCTGGATGAGGACGCCGACGAGGAATTGCTGGCGCTGTTGGAGCGCGACAGTGATCCAGGGGATTACCCGGAGCGGAGATATTACACCGGACGCGATAACGATCCGCCGCTGACGCCGGAGGAGCGGGAGCGCAATCGCCGGTTGCGCGTGGTCGAACTGGCGGAATACGCCGCCCAGCAGGAGCGGTGGGTGGCGGAATACGCCGCTCAACAGGCGCGATGGAAAGAGCAAAGAGCCGCCGCCGAGGTGGAATTTAAGCGTCAGGTAGCGGACCAGCGGCTTGCCTGGGAAACAATGCTTGTCGACGCCGTCGAGCGGGTGCGGAACACGCCGCACGCGGCGCGGATGTTGCCGGATCTCGAACGGGATCTGGCCACGCTGCGATCGTTTCCGCCCGGCCCGATCCCATGGATGCTGAACGCGGAGCGGTTCGAGGCCGAGTTCCAGCGCCGACTGAGGGCCGTCTGAAAAGACCTTCTCAAGAGATGTTCGCGACCTCGGGTGAACTTATCCGATGAAAATCCCCGATTTCATGAACCACGGCGGTTGACAGGTATAAATCCCTTGTCATAAGTCTGAGGTGTCGCTGGTCGGAGTGGGGGGTCTGCTCATCACCCATGACCCGACCGGCGGGACGTGTCGTCGCCCAGGCCTTGACCGGGCCGCCTCGCAACACGCCCCGGAGTGGCGATCAGCCACCACCCGGTGAAACGCCCGATGCGGCCATCATCGCCATCGCGAACCAGACAATTCGGTTCAATCCGGGCCGCGTCTTCTGACGCGCTCTCGCGATGGAGAGGTGATCGATGGCCGTACCCTCAATGGGCGCCACCCCGACCAATACGTATCTGGAACCAGCCGCCGTCGGCGTGAAAGAAGACCTCGCCGATATAATTTACCGGATTGACCCGGATGAGACACCATTTCTCTCGGCGATCGCGCGGGTGAACAGCAATCAGGTGATGACCGAGTGGTTGGTGCAGGCATTGGGCGCGGCGGCCGACAACGCGCAGCCTGAAGGTTTCACCGCCGTGATGCACACCGTTACGAAGCCGGTGCGATTGAACAACATTTGTCAGATCATGGCCCGCACTGTTGGCGTATCGAACACGTTGCGCGCGGTCGATATGGCGGGCGGGGAAGACGAATATAACAGACAGGTGGTTTTGAAAGGGATGGAGATCAAGCGCGACCTCGAACTCGCCATTTCCTCACCGTTGGTCAAGACCATTACCGATCCCAGACACATGAGCGGTCTGCCGTGTTATTGCACCAATGGATCGAGGGGCGCGGGCGCGGGTGTGATGCCGATCGGCGACGGCACCAATTCGGGAACCGCCGGGACGTTGCGTGATCTGACCTTGGACATGGTCAATCAGGCGATGCAGCAGGCTTGGAACGCGGGCGGCAAGCCGACGTTGGCCATCATGTCGGGCAACATCAAAAACTACTTCGCCACGTTGTCGCAAGGCGGCGTCGGCAACGCTATCGTGGCGCAGAACATCGTGCAGGCGTCGCCCACCGGGCAGATGACCATTCAGGGCGCTGTCGATGTCTATCGGACGAATTTCGGTACGCTGCAATTGGCGCCCGACCGGTTCTGTCCGGCGAACCAGATATTGGGTATTACGCCTGATTTTTGCGAATTGGCCCCCCTGCCGGGACGTGACGTGGTGACTGAA